GAGACATTGGAGGCACTTAAATAGGAGAGGTAAATGATGGAAGAAGGAATTGCATCAATCGAGAGAGTATTCAATCTTGGTGAGTATAAAAGTCTTAGGGTAAAGGTAACAGATGTTACCGACCCGGACTCATTCAGAGAACGCAAGATGTATGAGCAGGTGTTCGACGCATATCTACAGTTCTTTATTCACCAAAAACTAACAGACGAACTAATGGGACATGACTCAAGCGAATGGGCCGAAAGAATTGTCTATCTCAAAGACCTGAGGGCCGCATATAGAGAACAATTGTCCGTGGAGGAATAGAAATGGCATTTGCAGAATTTGAAAGTACTGGTGGAAGTTCACGACGTAAGACCAACTACCTGAAGATCGTCTCCGGTGTTCCTACGGTAGTCCGCATTCTGGATAAACATGCGGTGGTTGTCTTTAGACATTGGCTACGCGATGGCGAGGGACGTTCGGTTGGGGTTAACTGTGTTGGACCCGACCACTGTCCTATCTGCCAGCGTAATGCCCAACTGGGATACAATAAGGACCATCCTGACTTTATCCCTTCTCGTAAAAGATACCGGGTTAATGTTGTTGACCTGACCCCGGTGAAGCGTTGCTCTAAGTGCGACGCAGCATATGTATCAACGACCGCTCCATCTGTTTGTACGGCAGATGGTTGTGGTGGCGACCTTTCGGGAGTGGCCGCCACACCTCTGGATGAAGTTAAGATTCTTGAAAGAGGCCAGTCGTTGATGCGGCAGTTTAACGCCTTGGAGAAGGCACCCCACCCAATGTCTGGTGAGGTACTGCCATTGCAAGCCTACCCGATTATGTTAATTGCTACTGGTAAGGGAATGGACATGGTTATCACTGTTGTACCACAGATGGTCCAGGAAATTACACACGAGTATGAGTTGTTCGATCTCACCAGTGGTCTTGAGCTTACACCTGACGAGACTGTGTATCTGATGGAAGGTGGGAATCTCAGCGAGATTCTTGCAGAGCGAAAGGCTGCCAGAGAGACGGTTGCTAGTGATTTCCCGTCATCCGGTGAATCTAAAGAACGCATTCCGTTCTAGTGAAATGTTGACAGATACGGTGGTGTGGGGCTAACCCACACCACCACATTTATGGGGGGAAAGGATGACCGTACAAGATATTCTCCAACAGCTAACAAACTCTGAGGCGGCCACGCATCACCTGGTGATTGCCAATTTGTTTAACATGGTGTTTGGTAGAAGGGTTAGGACAACGGAATGGGGGCACCTACGTAAGTTGATAAATATGTATGGTGCGGAGACAGTCTATTGGGCTATGTTGAACAGTAGCCACATAGATGCAACTGGTAAACCTTTAATCTACGTGTCCAGGGTTTGCACAGGAATGGTGAAAGACCAGTCCAACGATATGAAGCAGCTTGCGGACCTGCGCGCACGTACTGTAGATACTATTAGGGAGTTAATGCAAGATGCCACTGATTAGACCACAAAACCTGGATGCAGAAAGAGCGGTTATTAGTGTACTTCTAACTAACCGGGATAGGTACTATGAGATGGATAGGATGCTGCGGCCCGATATGTTCTTCGGACTTGACAACGCACTCGTTTACAAGACTATCGAGGATTTGTACTCAGAAGGACGGGCACCTGATGTGCTAGTAGTTAAAGAGATACTTGGCAGAGGTGGGGAGTATGATTCAATTGGTGGAGATAGCTACTTCAACCAGTTACCAGAAGGGGCAGAACTGGAAGTTAACTTTGGGGAGTATGTCGGGATAGTATCTGATGCCTACACCCTCAGAAGAGTTATCGACGCAGGGATCAAGATCACCAATACAGGGTACAAGGACGCTGCTGTTACTGCACTGGATGTGATGTTCAAGGAAACTAACTCAGTGCTGGATGCCTCCTCTTTTGGTACAGACAGCTTTCCAGTTGGGGAAGTAATGAGTGAGGAACTGGATGCATTTCTCTATAGACTGGAACACCCTGGAAGTGATGGGATCAAAACACAATTTGGGAATTTCGATATGATCACCGGTGGTGGGTTGCGCAAGACGGATGAAGTTATCATCGCCGCAAGACCTGGGGTTGGCAAGACCACATTGGCGCTGCGCTGGCTATTGAACCTTGCAAAGCAGGGTATTCCTGTGGCATTCTTTTCCTACGAAATGTCTAAGCCACAGTTGATGCAGCGAATGATGTCTATGGAATCTGGCGTTGGGTTGACACGCATCAGGGGTGGCCTGGTATCCGGGCTGGATGTCGGAAAGGTAGTGGAAGCATCGACGGAGATCATGTCCCTTCCTATCTACATAAACAGCAATGCTGGCGCTTCGGTGTCGGAGATTGTTGCGGACACTAAGAGATTGGTGAGAAGTAGTGGCATACAAGCAATTGCTGTTGATTATATACAGTTGATGCCACATAGAACGGAGTACGCAACTCAGGACTTAGGGCAGATTGCACGTAGGCTAAAGATACTGGCTATGGATGCAGACATCACGGTGCTGGCACTCAGCCAGTTGAACCGTATGGTGGAAATGCGGTCCGAGAAGATACCGTTGCTGTCAGACCTAAGACAGTCAGGTAACCTTGAGGAGCACGCAGATATAGTACTGATGATCTACCGCGAAGAGACCTACGTTCAGAACGAGGCCAACCGTGGTAGGGCAGACCTATTGATTAGAAAAAATCGTAATGGGCCTATTGGGACATTACCAATGAGATTCTCAGCTAACACCGTCGATTTCGCTGGTTGCGCTGCTGAAGAAATGTTAGTATAGTAACTGGAGGATAAGATGCCAACACCAGGAAGGAATGAACAACAGAAAGATTTTATTGGGCGTTGCATTCCCATTGTACTTAAAGAGGGAACCGCAAAGGATAACAGTCAGGCCGCTGCTATCTGCCATAGCATTTGGCGTAAGTCTAAGGGTGAAAAGAACGAGCCACCCAAGAAAGATGCAGCGATAACACATAGAGCAAACGCAGGGGGGTAGTGTGGTAAATAAGGCTAAACAGATGGGGAGCAGGTGGGAGAAGGAACTAGCTGGGTTGCTGAAAGGAAAGAGACAACCATCATCTGGCGCTTTTGGTACGTTAACCCATGACGCCTCACTTACCGGAGATGTAGTAGTTAAATATCCGTGGTGGGGTAAACTACTGCACGTTGAATGTAAGTACGGATATGGTGGGGCAACCCAGTTATCTTTGAAACGAGACTGGCTGGTCAAGGTTAGAGAAGAGGCTGCCCTAGCCAAACGGTATCCTGTGCTGGCAGTTAAGTTCAGGGATGTTATGGGTGGAGATAGAGAATCGGCGAAGGTTATCTGTATCAATGTAGATACCTGGAATGCCATGATGGAAGAAGTACGTGGCTTATACCTAGACTACTTGACTTTACTTAAAGAGACATATGAGGGAGAGGAAGATGGATAACGTAGAGACTTTGATTCCAGATTTTGATGCACTGGAAGAACTTGCTAGGCAAGCTGCCGGGGTGTCGGCGTCCATTATATACACAAAGAATGAGCTGTCTATGCTTGAGGCCAACGCTATTAGAACCGCACTAACTGATAAACGTTATTGGGTTGGTGGTAAGCAGCCTAGTATGTCATATTGTGATAGTGTAGTTGCCAAACTCGGCAACACAGAAGAAGATACATCTAGACTGTTAGAGCTAAGGAATACCTTGGCGGAATTGACAGAACAATCGGAGTTGTTGAAACATATCATTGGTATCAGTAAGGATAAGCTGGAACTGTATAGAACCATATCTGCCAATGAAAGAAAGGGGTTCTTATAATGATTATAGCTTCTTATTCGTCACTGCGGGATTACAATTCCTGTAAGCGGAAGGCATATTACAGGATAAACAGAGCATCAAGACCAGAGACGGCTAGTATGCTGGTAGGCTCTACCATACACGATATGGTGGAAGATGTAGAGAACGGCGAATGGCTTGGTGAGGATGAATATATCAAGCAATTGGTTACTAGGCTTAGTTCCGGTAACGTAAAGTTCTATCAGGGACAGAAGGTACCAAGTCTCATAAGCCATGTCAGGCTGTGCTTCGAGAACTACAAGGCGGTGGCTGGCAGACTACAACCACTCTATGGTGTAGAGGTTCCATTTGAGGTTGAATACCACTCTGATGTAAAGGTAGTTGGCAAGTTCGATCAGTTGCGGGGTGACGCGGACACAATAGTGGAGCTAAAGTCCACGGTCAAGAAACCAACCGCGGCATTCCTGAATACGGATATGCAATCAACTATCTATATTTGGGCCTTCCAACAAATCTACGGGACAATGCCGAATTATTTCCACGTTCATCTGCCCAGCGGTACCGTGTATAGACTTGTCAGAGATGACTTTGATGACCTTATTCTCAACCTGACGGACTATATAAAGGACAGGGACGAGCAAAACTTTCCTAGACAATTAGATGGATACGGTTGTGACCGTTGTGATTACTATGATATTTGTATAGGGCCGGAGATTCCAGAGGACAATGGAAAGGTTGAGTTCGTTGCCAGAGGGCATTTTGATTACTCTAATATTTCTCCGACAAAGAGATTTGCAGAGGTATAGAGATGAATGAATGTATGTTCTGCGGTGAGCCATGTAGAGGCAATGTTTGTGAAGATTGCTTTGACGAGATCGAGGACCTGGCTCCGAGAGAAGTAATAGACAAACTAACTTATTCGGTAGCGTCTAGACCTGAAAGAACTGAAAGACCAATCGCCGAAGATTTGGAGGAAGAATGAAAGCATATACTAGAGATACAGATAGGTATATTACCAGTCGGGCGCTAGAGTTAGCCGCCATTGGTAATTATTCCGAGGCAGAGATGGCCTCTATCCTTACAGAAGAGACCGGCATTGAGGTATCCAGAAATGTAGTTCATGGCAGAGTGTATCGCCATAAGGTTACATCTGGTCTAGAAGAAAAGCCAAGGACCTACCTGCCATATTTTAGTAGGTATGAACCCCTGCTTAGAGGGGAGGCATTGCCACCGGCTAAGATCGAGTATGATTATAGTTCTGGTCCGCTAAAGATTCTGGTCCTGAACGACCTTCATACACCGTTCCAGCACGAGGAGGCAATCGAAGAAGCACTGGTACAGAATAAGTCACCGGACATTGTAGTGACCTCTGAGGTTTCCGACATGTATTCGGTTACCTCGTTCGCCAAGTACCAGCACGTATCGTTTGAACAGGAAGTGGAAGAGATCATCAGATGGTTTGAGTACCTAAGCGAGAACTACCCGCTGACTATTGCCATTAGTGGTGGGCACGAGATGCGGCTACCTAGATATATACTATCCAGGATCAAGAGTGAGATGTTGTTCCTGGTTGAGACAGATATTTTGAAAGTACTAGCTAGACCGTTTAGTAACATCATCGTCACGGAGAACCCGTGGTACCAGATCAATGACGCAATATTCACTCACATCAATAGACACTCTACCACCATCCCAATGAGAAGTGTAGACAAGGTGCACGAGTGGCTGCAAGCCTGGAAATCACATCTTGATATTACTGACTATAGACTTTTGGTGCAAGCGCATTCGCACCACAGCGGTCTCGTCAACCTTCCTACGGTGCAGCTAGTAGAGACTGGTTGCTTGCAGAGGATTCCAGAATGGGTCATATACAAAGCACCCACGCTTCCTTGGACGCACGGGTGGTGCGTGGCATACCAGAACAATGGTGTTACCGACCTTAATTCCACACAGCTAGTAGTGTATAGAAAGTAATGCAGCTTTCCTTCATCGAAGAACTGGCCTGGCGTGAGGATATACATAAGCTGTATATGACCGCTAGGGACGCATATAAGATAGCCTCTGAGGAAGAACATAGGTACCGGGAATATCTCAAAGACAGATATGCCCCGCAACCACGGGAATTTACCTGAGAGAGTTGTGATAGTGCTGCGTGACAGCACAGATAAACTATGACAGTTAGAGACAAAGATTATATATATAGACAAGCACGCTGCCCTGTGCTTGAATGTGATAGCAATAGGGGCGAAAAGGGGTGCTGTTGTGAATATGCAATTAAGTATATCCCTTGCGCACACCCAGTGTGGAAGAGGATATGGGAGATGCAAGCCAAGGACTGGGCGACATGGACATTAGAGGTCTTATTGGAAGAGTGCCCATTGAGATCATTGTGGGGAAGGACTTCACGTTAAATGGTAACGGCAGGTACAAGCGTGGGATAGAGCACGATAGTCTGGTTGTAGATTTACAAACGAATAGATTCTATTGGAACTCCATCGGGATCAGTGGTAACGCGTTGGACTGGCTGACCAAGGTGAAGGGACTTTCGTATAGAGAGTCCCTAGAGGAGTTGCAGAAATACAGTGGACTTCCGTTCACGAATATCATAGAAAAATTGGAAACGCCAGTGCCCATTTACCCTAAACTGCTAGAAACTTTTCACGAACTTGGGAAATCGTACAGGGACTATTGGTACAGCAGAGGGATAAATGACGCTACTATTGACCACTTCAAGTTGGGGTACACTGGGAGGGCACACGTAATACCCATCATAAATGACGGGGTACTAATGAACTTCCAATGTAGGGTGGGGCATGGTGCGGACAAGAGAGTTTGGGCGTGGTCCAGCAATAGACCATCGTACCCGTTCAGTGTGGATGGGCGTTACTCCGAGTATGTCATTATGACGGAGGGATTGACAGATGCACTAGCTATGTACCAGATTGGACTACCACTGATAAGTCAAAGTGGTGGGTGTGCCACCTGGAAACCGGAATGGAATAAGTATATCATCGGTTACAACATGATATACCTGCTATATGATAACGATATGGCAGGGATGAAAGGCTCCTACAAGGTTGGGGAGAAGTTGTTGAATAGGGCCTATATCATGCACTGGCCCGCATCATTCGATTATAAGTACGACGTTAACAATCTGATGAAGCAATATGGGGAGGAGTTGGCTAGGGAAATCATCACGCAAGTATTGATGCCCAATGCTATACACTCCTCTGAACTTAGGACCACACATGAGGACAGTATGATTAGTAGGG